GCAGGTCGTGAGGAACGAGCAGTTGTAGCTCTCGCCCTCGACGCCGCCCGAGGGGACGTAGCTGTAGCGGCACCCTATGACGCTCCTTGCGTATGCCACGATGCTCTCGCGCACTCCCATGTGTCCTCCTTATCCGAAAATCGGTACGCCGCCCGCGGGGTCGAGCAGGTAGACCTCGACCTTGTAGGTGCCGTTGATGGTGAGCGAGTAGGTCGTGCTGTAGCGCCGACGGATACGGATGTCCCCATCGGGATAAATCATGTCCGCCCACACTCCGTATCCATTCGTCGCCGTCAATGGGCACTGCCCGAACGCGCCGCTCGAATAGCGTATGGCTATCCTCACGGAAGAGGTGCTGGACTCTGCCGATGTGCCGTTCGCGACACTGATGTTGTAGAAAAAGCTGTCGCTGCCATAGAAGTACCCGTCGCGCTTGCCAGCCGTGTCGCGGACGCGGACGTATACCCACTTGCCCGAGGTCCATATCTCGCTGTGCCCCGTCGCCCACGTGGCCAGCGTGTTGGCGCTCGTGCCCGTATAGTTTGTGGTGTACGACTTCTCCGCGACCTTCGTCCACGCGCTGCCGCCGCCCCCGCCGCTCGACGTGCCCTGCGTGAGCACGCCCGCCGCGGTGTAGAACTGCTTTCCGCTCGCCACGTCAGATGCCGTGGCCGTGGTGTCGGTGACGTCGGTGAAGCTGGCCATGCCGTTCCCCGACGGCACTACGATTGAGGGCACGTCGGGGTACGTCGCGCCCATCAGGGTTACGTCGTGTGCCATGCGCGCCCCCTTAGCTGATGGAGAGCACCTTCGTCGTGCTGTCCTGACTGATGGTCGGCAGCGAGAGCGAGCCAGCCACGCCCAGCAGCGTGACGCCGCTCTTGATGTTCGATGCGATGACCTTGGCCTGCTCGGTGCTGCTGATGCTCACGGTGCCGCCCGTGGTGTGTCCCGCGGGGATGGTCACGGTGCCCGCCTTGGTGCTGATGGTCCCCGACGTGCTGCCGTTGCTCGGCATGCTGCCCTGGACCTCGCCCGACGCGCCGTAGGCGGTCTTGCCCGTCAGCACGTCGGCTGCGCCCGCGGTCGCGCCAGCCGTGTCGTAGAACTTCGCGGTCCCGCCGCCCGACTTCGGGATGTCGACCTCGGGGACGCTCTGGTAGGTCACTCCGTTGATGACCACGTTCTGTGCCATGTTCGCTCCTTAGCTCACGGTGAGGGTGGACCCGTCCCACGTGACGAGTCCGTAGTTGCTCGGTATGGGGTTCACGGTCACGTCCGACGCCATGCGCCGCCCCGCGGTCGCCAGCGTCTGCGCCACGCCCGACGGCGTGACCTCGTATGGCCCCACGTAGTCGGGGACGCCCGACGCCATGGTCACGCTGCCAGCGAGCGCCGCGGCGCCGAGCGAGCCGCCGACGCCCGCCGCGCGGACGGACCCGGCGAGCGTGGGCGGGCTAGTCAGCGGCATCGTCCACCACCGCCGTGATGGCCAGCTTGCCCTCGATGATCGTGTGGTAGCTGGTCGTGCCGTTCTCGACTCGGACGTTATAGGCGTACTTGCCCACTGCCAGCCCCCACGTGTCGGCGCGCTCGAACGCTATGGTGCCGTCGGTCGTGGTCTTGCGGATGAGCACGTCGGCGTCGGTGGGCTTCGCCTTGACGCACAGCTCGATGTACTCGCCCTCGCCGAGGACGTAGGGGTTGCCCTCGGCGTCGGTGACCGTGACCACCAGCGACTCGGTGTCGCCGCGCGTGAGCGTGATGGTGGTTCCGTCCACGCTAATCATGCAGTCCCTCCTTGCTGTCGCGGAGCATTTTGTACCACGGCGCGTCCGAAATCTCAGGGTGCATCTCCGCGAAGATTTCCAGCAGGCTCATGATTTCCATCACGGCCAGCGAGACCGTGATGGTCATGAGCACGGGCTGCACGCCGAGGTCCAGCCCGCCCAGCAGCATGGCGTCGATCACGTCGGCCATGGCCACCATGCCGAGGTTGCCGAGCTTGCGGATGAGCCCCGCGCGGAACTCGTGGGACGAGAAGTCGTGCTGGACGAACCACGCGTTGATGACGCCGAAGAGGACGTCCATCAGCGCCAGCACCATGAGGGCCATGATTGCGACCTGCGCCTTGTCGTCCTGAATCGGCGCAATGAAGTACTCGTAGGGTTCCATCGGTCCTCCCGTTCTGGTCGCGCATGTACATGCGGAGGCCCCTCCCGCGCGACCGCATGGGAAGGGCCTCCGTTGTTACCTCTTGTGTGCGCGTGCTATTCGACCAGCCGCCACCCCTGCGGATAGGCCTCGGGCGAGTACACGTTGGCGTCGATGAGCGACTCGTACACGGGGTCGGTCGCGCTTGGGTAGTGGACCTTGTCCCCCTTGTTGTAGGCGTCGTGCGCGCCCGTTGGCTGCACCCAGACGGGAATTTCGCCCTCCTTGGCCGTGCGCACCCACAGCGCTGGCGTCGCGGGCGGCTCCCAGCCCTCCTGCGAGGTGTGGGCCTGCACGCAGCGGTAGAGCTTGCCGTCGTACTGCACGCGGTCACCAACGGCGCATGCGATGCCAGCTGCCCACTCGGGGTACATGTTGGTGACCGCCTCCGCCTGCTCGTCCGTGAGGATGGGCAGCAGCTCGTCAAGCGCGTCCTGCGCGGGGTCGCTCCACTCTGGGAAGGACTCGCTGCCTTCGAGGATGTCGAACGCCTGCTCCTCGGTCAGAAGCTCATCGTACGGAGAGACGACTAGCTTGGTGATGTAGTCATCCACGCCATCGCCCGAGCTCTCCACGTCGATGACCGTGTCGTGGCCGATGCGGCTGGTGATGCAGGTGATGCGGTGCTCGGAGCGCACGGCACCGTCTGGCATCATTACCTTGCGTGTCAGTGATTCCAAGGTTTCCTCCCTTACAGTGCGAACACGAAATGGAACGTAAGCCATGCGGTCGTGGGTATGGCGGCGTCGGATGCGCCGCTGCGGTAGCGGGAGCAGCTAATGACGCCATCCGACTCGATTCCGAGGAGCCATGTCGCGTTGCCCGAGCCTTGGCATAGGCAGCACACGTAACGAGACGGGCGAAAGTTGGCTGGCAACGTGCCGATGTCCACGGAGCCGCCTGCCGCCACCTGTGACGTTGGCTTGACCGCGCCGCTGACGGCGACCATGCTGCCGACGATGCGGCGGTACTTGGGCGTGCTGTCGGAGTCGTACGCCGTGACCCCGCTCGCAAGCGTGAGGTTCGTCCATGAAGTCTCGCCGAATGCGGTGCGCCATATTGCTGGCTCGTTGACCGTGATCACCCGCTTGCCATTCGCGTCGATGAACATGTTGAGCGTGTTGTTAATTGTCTCGTCGTTAACTACCCTTCGCGCCTCAAGCTGGACGCCACGCCTGTCGTTCGTTAGGTGTACGCCACGGAGGTAGCCAGTTTGGGCTACGCCAGAGTCGTAGACGTAGAACCCTTTTCCATAGATATTTTTGCTAGGAACGCCTGTCGCAGGAAGGCTTTCGTCGATGACGTAGACGCTCATGCCGGAAACGATGGCGTTTGCGATGCTGGCAGCGTGCCCAATGCCGATACCTTTGCCGCCTGAGCGGAAGTCCAGAGTGTAGAACGCTGGTGACAGGGTTGCCGTCCTCGACGCCGTATTGCCAGTCTGCCCAGAAGTGTCGCTAACCGTCACGCGGACGTTGTACGTCGTGGACGTGTCGAAGCTGTCTGTGTCGAGCGCCGCCGTCTGGGTGGTTCCCGATGCCGTCGAGAGAGACACCGACTTTGCGGTGGTCCACGATGTCGCCGATGCGGTCTTGTACTCGATTGTGAGCGTCTGACCTTCGTTGCCGCTAGCGAGCGTCGTATCGACCGACCACGAGCACTTGACGTAGCAATATTTGCCCTCATCAGACGCAGTTCCCGACGTGTTGGACGCGCGGTAGACGGAGAGCGAGTTAATCTTCGGCGCGATATATGCCCTAGACCACACCGCATAGAGCGTCGCCGCCGCGTTTGCCGTGTAGCTGCCGCCAGCCGTGTATGTTGCCGTCCCCGACCCGGGAGTGCTCTGCGTGGTAGACCAACCAACGAAGTCGTAGCCCGCGAGTGTTGGGGTTGCGGTCGATAGTGTCAGAGCCTCGCCGTACCACTTGGTCTGCGAGCTTGGTGCGCCGCTTCCTGTGTTGGCGTCATACGTGACTGCGTAGCTGGTCAGAGCCGGTACCGAGACCGTTGCTGACGCCGTAGAGCTATGCCCGCTCCATGCGTAGGTTGACGTGACTGTGACTTTGACGGTGACGGACTGCGCGGAGTGCGTCTTCGTGATCGTTCTGGTATACGCAGTACCCATTGAGTAGGTGCCGCCAGCGCTGAAATACCCGCTGCCCGACGCGTTGCTGGTGCTGCCGCCGATGTTGCGGGTGGCAGAGAAGTTGGAGCCGCTGTCGTGGCCGCTGCCCATCTGGCACTTCGAGGCGACTGACACCACCGCCGACGTATCCGTCTCCGAGCTGATGGAGTAGTCCATCCTCGCGCGGAAGGCGTTGTATCCCGCGCCCGTGTAGTAAGCGCCGTATGCTGTTGCCATTCGCTATCCGATCCATTTCAGGGACAGGTTCCCGTTGTCTCGTCGTGTCCACATCCAGCCGCCCATGTGCAGCTCGTCGGTGACGCTCATGACCGGCGCCTCGAACTCGGAGCCGCTCGCTGTCGCAAGCGTCGTGCCGCCGTTCTTGAACTCCATCGACGTGCTGGTGATCAACGTATGAAACGCGCTGCCGTTCTCTCCGATTCTAAGACCCTCGGATGCCTTGAAGTTGAGCCACTGCTCGCGTGCGTCGATCTCAGCGCTCAGCCCTCCTTGCAGAGAGGTAATGCTGTCACGTATCTTGTTGAGGCTTACGCCAGTAGCAATCGTCGCAGCAGTCAAGCTGCCGTCGAGCGTTTCCAATCGGTCATTCGTGTCGCTGAGGGACTCGTTGGTGCCAGCCAATGCAGTGGTCACGTCCTCCGGCGCGGGCGACCAGTCCGTCGCGCGGTTGCCCCTTTCCAGCTTCGGCCAGAAGGTGAGGTTGGAGAGCGTTTGCCCAGAGACGACCCTGATGCGCACCTGCCCCGTCGTGCCGCCCGGAGTCTCGAACGTCACGCCGTTGCCGTTGTCCGCCTTCGTCTCGGTGGTGCCGCCTGAAACGGGCACGGTGAGGATGTCGAGTCGGTAGGAGTTTGTGCCGCCGCCAGCGGGGCACCCGCTGAGGGTGTACGTCCCAGCGCTTAGGGTGAGGGACCGCGCGAGGATGAACACGTGCTGCGCCATCGATGTGCCGTTTAGCGTGATCGAGCCGTCGGCGTTGCAGGTGTAGGTGATGCCCGACTTGTCACCGCTGTCATCCACTCGCCATTCGCGTTGGAGCAGGTTTCTACCGCCCACCTGCACCGCATCTGCGGCACCGATGGCGTCGTATTTTGCGTCTGCGTAGCTCTCGATGGCACCGAACGTCACCTCGCCGTTGAGCTGGATGTGCTGCGCCAAAATCTGGACCGTGTCCGCCGACTGGTTGATGAGCGAGGCGATGGTCGCGCCGCTGTAGTCGGTGGTGCTCACCTTGGACGAGATGGCGTCGTTTGCGACCTTGAGCTCCGCGCTCGTGGCGTAGAACCCGTCGCCCCCGTATGGCTTGTAGGGGCCGCTGTAGTCACCCTCGTACACGCTGTACCGCACGTCGAACGATGCGCTGACCCCCGCGTTGGCCTGTATGAGGCCACGTGAGAAGGTGGTGTACGCGGAGTTTGTGGTGGCGTCTGCTTTCGTTGTGCTCTTCACGTAGTAGCTGTCATTGGCAGTCACGTCCCTGTAGCCTGTCACGCTGGTCTGGGCTGCGGAGTTGCCCTGCGCCGGGGAGAAGCGGATGTAAGAGCCAGAGGTGAGCGTGAAGTTGCGCACCTCTATCAGCCACGTGTACTCCGTGGAGTTCTTTGCCCACGAGGGCTTTTTCAGCCACGTATTAAGGTATGCCGCATCGCTCCTCGCGGAGTTGTCCATGTCCACGTGGAGCCATCCGTCAGAGAGCTGCGTGCCGATGGTCCCCAGCTCGGCAGAGATGACGGGGTAGTTCGAGTTCGTGAAGAAGTCGGTGTTTTGACAGGCGGAGAAGTACGGACTCAGATTCGGCTGCGCGATCTGATACGCCTCGGTCTTGGTGGCGCGGAGCGCGATGTCGGTCGCGTTCTGCTCGATTGCCGTAGCGTGCTGGGTGATTGTCGCGGTGTGTCCGCTCACGGTGGTCTGCAACGCGCTCACGTCGCTGTCGATGGAGTCCACGTCGACCCTGAGAGCAGCCGAGGTGTGCCAGAGGTCGGTCACGTTCAGGTCCACGACGGGCGTGCCCTGAGTGGTGCTGCCGTCAGTCCATGTGGTATCGATGCGCACCCACAGGTACTCGTTCGTGCCGATGCTCGTCGGCCTGCTCTCGGACCAGCCGCTCGTCGGCGCCGTGGTCTTGCTCGTGGACTTCGCCCACATCTGGGCGTAGCTCTCGACGCCGACGCCCGTCTCGCCAGTCTTGCCTTGCGGACCCTGCGGCCCCTGCTGACCGACGTAGCGGCTCCACGTGTAGGAACCCTTCGCGGTCGGAGCGGAGGAGCTGCTGGTGACCGCGATGCCGACGTAGACGGTGGACGCCGTGGGCGTCGAGACGAAGCCCGTGCCGTCAGCCTGCGCGGAGTAGCGGATGTGCGTGTAGCTGCTGCTGCCAGACGTGCCGCTCTTGCCCTGCTTGGCGCGCGACACGGCTGCGCTGCCGTCGCTGTAGTTGACCTTCGTCCAGAGCCAGCTCCCCTCGGCCACGGTGGACGGCGCTGTGGTCGACCACCCGCTCGAAGGCTGCGACTCGGTGGTGCTGGTCGCGTACTCGATGGAGGTCACCGAGACGCTCGTGCCGTCCGCGCCCTTGGCCCCCGTGATGCACGCGGGGTTGCCGTAGACGCGCTGGCCGTCGATGATGGAGTACGACTTCATCCAGACGTAGGGCTTTGCTGTGGTGGGAGCGACGAAGGTGTCCGACCACGAGGAGATGCCGGACGCGCTGGTCGCGCTGGTGTGGTTCGCCCACACGTTGCCCGAGCCCGTCGATACTGACTGGCCGCTGCCGAGCTCGATGGAGTCGGCCACGATGGCGAGCGAGTCAGGCACGCCGTCAGAGTCGGTGTCGCGCCACTCGATGTAGGAGTCGGTGCCGCCGATGCGCTGGGGCCGCTCCGAGTCGAACGTGATCGACTCGCCGTAGGTGGCGACCGTGTGGCCCGCAGGGTCTATGACCTGCATGCCGTCGTTTGCGAGCAGCAGCCTGTAGCCGCTGCCGTCCTTCAGGACGTACAGACCAGCGTCGGTGAGCGCGAGGTGGCTCGCCACGTACTGCGACAGGGCCTCCTGTACGCTGAGCTCGTAGTAGGTGCCGAGGTCCTCGGCCACGGGCTCGGGCACAGCCGCGTACAGGTACGGGTCGGCCTGCGTGCCGCTGCCGCTGCGCGTGTAGTAGACCTTGTCAGGGTCGATGGCCGTGTCGGTGGTCAGGGAGTAGGTGCCGTGCTCCGTCACCCAGTCCACGACGCCGATGACGTCCTCGACGGTCGACACCTGCGCGAGCGCGTCGTTCGCGGCGGTGTTCGCCCGCGTGGCGGCGCCCTTGGCCTCGGTCGCGGACTGGCTCGCCCTCGACGCCTCAGCCTGCGCGGCGGTGGCCGCGTCGTGCGCCTCGTTGGCCTCCTCGATCGCCTGCTGCGCGGACGTCTTGGCCTCGCCAGCGGCCTGAGCCGCGTCTGCGGCGTCCTCCGTGGCCTGCTGCGCCGCGCTCTCCGCGCGTGCCGCGTCCCCGATGGCCTGCTGCGCGCTCTGCTCGGCGCGCGCTGCCGCAGACGCCGCGCTCGACGCCGACTCCTGCGCGGCGTCTGCGCTCTCCTGCGCCTCCGTGGCCGCTGTGTGCGCCTCGTCGGCCCACTGCCACGCCTCCTCCGCCGCAGCCGACGCCGTGGCGATGCGGGCGTCCTGGTCGTCGCCCTCGCCCGCCACGCCCGTGACCATCGGGGTCTTGAGCGGCGTGCCGCCGACGAGCGTGACTACGACCTCGTCGCCCGCGCGGACGCCGGGGCCCGTCGAGACCTCGATGCCCTCCGCGCTGTGCTCGGAGACGCCCTCGACGTCGTCGGGCAGGGTCACGTCACCGCCGAGGTCGACCATGACGGTGCCGTCCTTGGAGTCGGTGAGCGCGGTGCCCACGTAGGTTCGCGTGGTCGCGTCGGTGAGCACCTCCTGCGACTCGGCGCGCTTGGAGCCGAACAGCGCGGCTGCAAGGCTGTCGATGTCCGTCACTTCTCGTCCCCCTTGTCTCCGCTGCCCGTCTCCTTGAGGGTCAGCGACATGGTCATGTTCTCAAGGTTGAGGTCGAGGTTCTTCACGAGGCACTTGCGCACGCCCTGGTACGCGGGCTCGCCGTCGTGCACCCACAGCTCCACCACGTCCCCCTCCCATATGGGCAGGTAGGTGGTCGAGAGCTTCCACTCGATGAGCTCGCGCTGGTCCTTGGCGAGCTGCTCCTTGGCCTTCTGCTGCGCGACGCTCGAAGAGTGGTCCTTGAGGTCGCTCACGCTCTGGAAGTTCGTGACGGTGTAGCCGCGCTTCGCGTGCGACTGGTGGAGCGAGTCGCTCACCTTGGCGACGCCCACGACCTCCTTCTCGGACTTGCCCTTGGTGTACTTATGATGAACTACCACTACGTCGGCCATTTGCAGCCAGTCCGTCTCGCGCGAGAGGCCGTCGAGGGCCACGCCGCGCTCGTCCTCAAGGTCGATGCGCCACACCGCCGTCTTGGACGAGGGCTCCACGTATGGCGCGATGACCACCCTTCCGTGGCCGTCAACGTCCAGCCTGTCCTCGGCAGACGAGCTGATGTCGAACAGTGCGGCGAGCCTCGTCGTGCCAGCCTCTATGACCTTCGGGTCCTTGAACGCGAGGTCCTTCGGGGACTGCTCGACGTAGGGGCACTTCGCGTCCCCGAGCGACTGCTCCATGGCCTTCAGGGCGCGCGCTCCCTTTGCGATGGTCCACGCACGCTCGTGCTTGTCGGTCGAGAGGCCGAACAGGCGGCTGTTGAGCGTGAGCTCGGTCACCCACGCGCCGTTCGAGCGGCTCGCGCCGTCGTTGGTGACGATGTAGGTGCCGAGCTCCCTGCGCCAGCCCCAGTCGGGGACCTCGTGTATGACGCGGATCATGGAGCCGCGCACCCAGCCGCCGCCCACCACGCGGAGCTTCCCGCTCGTTCGCGTGTCGGTGTAGTAGGCGGCGGTGAGCGAGGAGCCCGAGAGGTCCACCCCTTCGAGCTCCCCGTAGGTCTGGTCCACGTTGGTCGGGCTGACCATCTGGAACGTGAGCCTGTCGGCCCGCGTCTGGTCTCGCCAGTCGATAGCCATGAGCCCTCCCTAGTTGGTGACGCGCGTCATGGAGACGGTGACCTCCGTGTAGTGCGCGTGCTCGGTGATGCTGAACTCGGTGACCGCGACCTCGGCCACCAGCCCGCTCGGGCTGCGGTAGGTGACGTAGCCCTGGTCGCAGAGCGCCTCAAGGTCCGCCCTCGCGGACTCGGTTAGGCCAGCGACGATGGCGCCAGCAGCCGAGAAGCTCCCGCTCTTGGTTTTCTGGTAGTGGACGCTCTCCCACTCGCGGTCGTTGAGCTGGAAGGTGCCGTAGTTCCGCTTGACCCCGTAGTCGGTCTCAAGAGGCTCGCCCTCGCGCACCTCAAGCAGGAAGTGCCCGCCGTCCCAGTTCCAAGCGTGGCATGGCTTGAAGTCGCCCATGAGCGCCCTGCTCTGGGCGCTGGTGACGTGCGCGACACCCCACCTGTCGCCGTCCGCGCTTGCCACGGACACGAAGAACTCGTACTCGATGGTCGCGCCGAATGGCGGCGTGAGGTAGGCGACGCCGCCCGAGAGCAGCATCTCCGTGAGCTGCCCCTCGTAGAGCATCCACGCTGCGGTTGCATCGGCTGAGGGCACGGTGAGCTGTAGCGTCCTGCCCTCTCCGACCGTGATGGTCGGGGTGGCGTCGAGCCCGCTGCCCGTGTCGTAGGAGACGGTCCCCGTGTGGTTCGTGGCCGTCGAGAGAGGCAGCAGGTCGGTGCCGTTGCGGAAGCGCACGGTGGCCGTCGAGCCGTCGTCTATCCAGCCCTTGAGCGACGCCATGGGCACCAGCATCGACCCGCTGGCATCGAGCGCAGGGAACCTGACCGCAGACGCGAGCATCTCCCTTCCGCCCACCTTCACCGAGTCGACCGACACGACGTTGGTGCCGCCCGTGTAGTCACTTGCGTAGGCTATTCGCAGGCCCTCGGGGCCGAAGCCCATGGGGCCCAGCGTGACGGTGGCCTTGCGCACGGACGTGAGCGTGGCCGAGGCCGTGGGGCCGGTCACCATGAGGCCGTTCGTCAGCACGCCCATCGCGCGGACCTGTAGCGCGTAGCGCATGGCGCGGCTCCCCTCGGGAACCTCCGCAGGGAGGCCGTCAGGCACCCACGCCCTCGTGCCCTGCTGCGCGGCGGGCGCGACCGCCCATGCCGTCCACTCGGACCAGCTCCCCCACGTGCCCGCCCTGTCGGACATGAGCTGCGTGCGCCAGCGCCACTCGTAGTGGTTCGGGCCGTCCGTGGACCACGACATCGTGGTCACCCACGTCGGGTACAGCTCCTCGGCCTCTGGCAGCGTGTCGGACGACGCCGCCGCCCCAGCGGTGGTGGTCCAGCCGAGGTTCGCCACCACGGGCACGCCCCCGTCGAGCGGGGTCGTGGGCATGAGCGCCCACCTCTGCTTGGCGCTGCTGCTCGCCGTCTGGATGTCGACGTTCGCGTTGTTGCTCGTCATGGCGTTGTACACGTCGGCGAAGTAGGTCTGGCCGTCGCTGGTGACGTAGGATCCGAGGCTCACCACTGCGCAGGTCGTGCCGTCGACGGTGGTGGTGCCGTAGTTTATGACCTTCCATCGCTGCGCGCGCTGGTCGGTGTCGTCCCACTGTTGGACGTTCGTGCCAGCGGATGCGGCGCCGTCAGCCACGTCCACGAACATGCCCGAGGACACGTTCTGTAGCGACCACTGGCCGTTCGACTCCTCGGTGACGATGAACTTCTGGCCGTTCTCGCCGCTGTGCTCGTAGAGCATGACGTTGGAGCCTCGGGAGTCCCCCGTCACGTCGGCGCACATGCTGGTCTTGAGCATGCTGCGCAGCTCGTAGATGCCGCCAGAGGTGAACGCGGGGACGGGCACGAGAATCCAGCGCTGGTTGTCGCCGCCGTTGGCGGTGTAGATGATGACGTTGGTTCCGTCCGCCATCGTGCCGCTCTTGATGTCAATGGCGAGGTTCTTGGCGGCGGAGCACTTGATGGTGTAGGTCGGGTAGGACGTGCCCTGGAAGGTCGCGGTCTGGCCGTCCGTCTCTATGTCCCAGAGCTGGTTGCGGGCGTCGGTGGCCTTCCAGATGAGCACGTTGGAGCCCGACTTCAGGCTGTTCTTCGCCACGTCCACGCTCTTGCCAGCGATGCGGCTGAGGATTCGCGCCGAGCCGTCCGCCCTGAAGGAGACGGTGAAGTACTGCATCGGGGACAGGGCGGGCGTGCGGATGTCGACGTTCGCCCCGTCCGAGAGTGTCCCGCCAGACACGTCGAACGCGAATGGGGAGCTTGCGCTCCCCTTCGCCGAGATGATGCGGTAGTCGCCAGCGGCAGGCTTAGCCACGGTTCATCGCCCCCTTGCGCTGAAGCACGTCGAACAGGCCGAGGAACGCCGCCTGGATGGCGGGATCGTCGTTGACCCGCGCGCCGTCGATGTAGACGTTGTACTGGGCGCCGCCACCGCCCATGCGGTTTGACATGCCATCGGCGATGGCGTCGGCGATGGGCAGCATGTAACGCTTGTTGGTGAGGGGCACGACGGCGCCGCCAGTGGCCCAGTTAGCCACGGCCTCCACGCCGTCCTCGCCGATCCACCCTTGGTTTGTGAGGGTCGGGCCAGTGGCGATGTAGCCAGTGGCGTGCTCTGGGATGACTGGTCGGCTGTTCATGCCACCAGTGGCCTGCTTGCCGCCTTTGCTCTTGACCGTCCTCTCGTAGATGGTCACGGTCGCGCTCTTCCCGTTGAGGTTCGTGAGGTTCCTGCTGATGGACGAAATCTTGCTGGATGCGTAGTCGGTCAGGTTTGCGGTTGGCTTCGCCGAGGTGCCGTTCAGCTGACGCAGCTTTCCTTGTAGCGTCTCGGTCGGCTTCGTCGCGTTGTCCTTCACGCCAATCGTTGCCGTGGTCTTCTGATTGTTGACCTCGGTGAGCTTCTTCTTGGCGTCGCGGGCCGTCTCAAGTGCGCCCTCGTCATTGACGTAGTACTGCGTGATGACCTCGTCAGGTATGTCCGCGAGGTCGTTGTTGATGTCGTAAATCTTGCCCTGCGAGTCCGTGATGGAGCCGTTGTCGCCGATGTAGAAGGTGACCTGCTTGCCGTCGACCTCGGCCATCACCGTGTCCAGCCCTGCGATGAGCGCCATGGTCGCGTTGATGTCCTGACCAGCCATGTCGTACATGCTCTGGAAAGCCGCAGCGGTGAGCGAGCCCATCTTGTCTGCGGCATCTGGCGCCTGCTCCAGCGCGGCGTTCCACGTGGTCATCTTCACGCCGCCGTCTTCGAGCGTCTTGATGACCTGCGCCATCGAGCCGTTGGTGGAGTCGAACGCGCTGGCGAGCTTGCTCATGTCCACGTTGTTCAGCTCGTGGGCATAGACGTTGATGGAGCTGAGGCCGTCAACGACGGCGTTGAAGCCCGCGTCGTTGCTTCCGAGCCCGCCCATGGAGTCGGACAGGCGCTTCATGTTGCCAGTCACGTCGGAGATTATCGTGTCGGACCGCCTGCTGTACTCCTCCTGAGCGGCTGCGGCGTCCTCAAGAGACTTGTTCGCCTTGTCGAGCTCCCCCTTTGCCTTGTCCATCTTGCCTTCGAGGGCTTCGAGGGCGTCTCTTGTGGCATCGACCTCGCGCGAGTAGCCATTCATGGCCGTCTTGGCGTCTCCGAGCTCCGTGTTGTAGGCGTTGAGCGTCCTCTGCTCGTCGTAGGTGGCTCCGTAGACCTGCTTGGCGTGGTCGAGATACTTCTTCTTGCCACTGTCGCTCGCAAGGCGGTTGTATTTGTCGGTCGCATCGTTGAGCTTGTCTTGAGCATCCGCGAGCTGCCCGACCGCCTGCGCGTAGTCGTCGCTGTAGTACTCCATGAGGGCCTGCGCACGCCTCGCGTCGACGTTGGCGAGGATGGCGTCGGTGTTGCCCTGAATCTTGCCCGTCTGGGTGTCGATGATGTTGCCGTACTCGTCGAGCGCATAGGTAGTGCCGCATGCGTCGTTGATGCCCTGGAGGGCCGCTGCGAGCTTCGCGCTCTCCTCCTTGGTCCTGCTCTCCTTGCCAGCAAGGTCGCGGACGGTGTCGCCGTAGTAGGTGAGCGTGCCAGCGAAGGTTCCGTACTTCTCGTTGGATTCGTTGATGGTGCTGACGAGATTGGCAATCCTGCTCTCGTAGTCCTTCGAGTCCTTGGCGAGGCTCCTGAGGGTGGAGCCAGTCATCTCGTACGCGCTTGCCGTTATCTCTGATTCCTTGCCTATGCCAGCGATAGCCTCCCTGAGTCCGTTGGTGGCTGCAAGGTGGTCCTGATACCTGTCGTAGAGGTCCTTCAGCGCCGTACCGAGCGCCACGATGCCAGCTATGACTGCGCCAGCGGCGAACGTCTTGAGCAGCGCGGAGCCGAGGGTCTTGGCGACGAGCTTGAAGGACGCCATCTCATAGGACATGCCTGTGAGCGCCTTGACGCCCTCGTTGCCGAGGTTCTTGTAGGCGTCCTGCACGACGCTCAGGCCGGTGACGCTCTCCCTTGCCCAGCTCTTGAGGTTGTCGCCAGCCGTGAGGAGCGTCGACACGAGCGTCAGCATGGGGCCCGTGGCGAACACGATGCCGCCGAGCGCGACGACGGCCTCCTTTGCGCCCTGGCCGAGGCCAGAGAACGCGCTGGTCAGCGAGGCGAGGAAGCCAGAGAACCTCTGTATCCACGGCGCCGCGCCCTCTCCGAGCTCGGCCATTGTGTTCTGCCACATGTTCTTCATTATCTGAAGCTGGCCCGAGAAGCCTTCCGCCTTCTTCGACGCCTCGTTCGCAGCGTCGCCAGCCTGTCCCCACTGGTCCGAGACGCCGTTCCATGCGTTCTTGGACATCTGTAGGTTGTCGTCCAAGCCGCCGACCGTCTGCATCAGGCCCTCGATGGCCTGCTTCTGGCGCACTGCCGTGATGCCCATGCCCTGAAGCACGGAGTCAGCGGAGCCGCCAGACGCCTCGATGTCGTTGAGGCCCTCGATGAACGCCTTCATCGCCGAGGTTGGGTCAGATTCCCAAGTCTTCGTGAAGTCGTCCGCCGTCATGTGGGCGACGTCGGCAATCATCTGTAGCGATTCCTTGGCGGAGTTGATGGAGCCAGAAAGCTCCTCGAACGTCCCCTCGGCGTCCGACGCCCACGCCTCGGTGAACTCGTCAGCCGACTTGCCAGCGAGGTTGGCGAAGATGGTGAGCTGGTCGCCGCCCTCCTCTACCGCCGCGTTGATCGCATCGAAGCTGGTGTCGATGGAGCCGCCAGCAGCCGCAACGGCAGTCTCGAAGAAGCTCATCGTTCGGGAAATCGCAGTTCCCGCCGCTTCCGCGTTCTGTCCAGTGCTGGCGATGCTGCTTGACCATGCGAGCAAGTCCGATGCCGACATGCCGACGATGCTGCCCATGGCGCCGATGCGCTCGGCGATGTTGACGATCTCCGACTCGGTGGATGCGCCGTTGTTGCCGAGACGCACGAGCGCGTCCGAGAAGCCCTCGTAGTCATCTGCGGTGAGGTGCATGATGTTGCTCAGGTGGCCCAGCGCCTCAGCGGCCTCCTCGGTGTTAAGGTCGCTCGCCACGTCGATGTTGCTGATGGCCTCCGCAAAAGCGGTCAGGTTATCCGTAGCCACTCCCAGCTCGCCGCCGATTGCCTCGATGCTGAGGAGCTGGTCGGCGCTGGTGACGTGCGTCGTGGCGAAGTCCATCGCGTGCTTGCGGAGCGACTCGAACTGGTCCTCGGTGCCATCGACCGTCTTGCGCATGTCGCGGTAGGCGGAGTCGATGTCGGCGCTCGCGTCGAGCATGCTTCTGCCGATGCCAGCGATGGCGGGCGTCAGTGTGGCGGAGAAGGTCATGCCGAGGCTCTTGATGGTGGAGGGGTTGAGGATGGCGCCAGACTTGAGGCTCATGGAGTTCTGCGCCTCTATGAGCTTGCCATTGGTCTCCTCAATCTGCTGCTCGACGTTTTCGAGCGCCTTCGCCTCCTTGGCGAGCTCGTTCTCGGCTGATGCCGAGTCGTAGGCCTTCTGGCGCCGTTCCTCCTCGGCCCTTGCCTCCTTAAGCTCGCCTTGGAGCTGCTCTAGCGCCTCCTCCTCCCTAGCAATCTCTTCGCCGGGGTTCTTGAATAGCTTGACTTCCTTGGTGTTGTTGAGGTCTTCAATGGCGCTCTTGAGGTCTGTGACCCTGTTCTCGGCCTGCTCGACGGAGCTGGCGGAGGTCTTTACCTGCTCACTAGTCTCGGCAATCTTCCTCTCGAAGTCGATTGACTCGTTTCGCGCCTTTTGGAGTGAGACGGATAGTTCGCGTATCTCTCCGTCAATCTCGTTGTACCTTGCGAAAGCCGCTTCGAGGGCAGAATCGTCGGCACCGACTGGGTTCTGAAGCACTTGGAGCATCTCCTGCTGCTCCTTCTTCAGCTCCTCAATCCTTTTTGTGTACTCCTCGACGCTCTTCTTTGCGTCCTCGTAGCCCTTTGTCTGTCTTTCGAGGTTGGCTTGGTGCTCTGCAAGGTACCCCTGCTGTTTTCCGAGGCTCTCGTTGGCATCAGCGAGCGCCTTGACCTTTTTGGCGAGGTTCTGCACGTTGTCGGACGTCTCCGCGAGGGTCATGTCCTTCTTCATTGTTGCGAGGGCCTGCGATGCATCCTTGTAAGCGTCCTCAAGGTTGAGTACCGTCGCCTGCTGGTCGGAGAGCTCCTTCTTTGCCGTTCGGGCGTTCTCGGCGGAGTCCTCGATCCACTTGGCGAGGTCCTGATGGCTCCGCGCGGCCTCCATGGCACCAGCTACCTCTAGGTGGCTGAGCTCGGTGTTGAGCAGCTTGGACTTCTCCTCGCTGAGGGACACCTTCTGCTGTAGGTCCTGCATGTAGCGCGTGGCGAGCCCGATGTTGCTCGGGTCAATCTTCATAGCGGCCTCGGTGCGCTCCAGGTCCTTCTCGACGTTGTCGAGTGCGGCGTCGACCCTTCTCAGGTCGGCCTCGGTGCTCTGGAACCACGGGGTCTCGGAGACCTCGTTGACGCTGTCGTCCAGCCAGCGCATGGTCTGCGAAAGGCTCTCGGCCTCGGAGTTTATGCGCTGTAGGTCTGTGCCCATCTGCTCGAACTGTAGGGCCTTGTCGAAGGACTCCTTCTCGGCAGCGGCCTCCTTGAAGGCCTCCTGCAACTCTCGGACGTTGCCCACGGCGTCGTCGCTGATGGCGATGCCCATGTCGCGCGCCTGCTGGACGACCTCGTTTAGGTTGAGGCCGTTCTTGAACATGTTGTGGAAGTTCAGCTCCTTGAACTTCTGCAACGTGGCGAGCTGGTTGGGGGTGATGATGTCGCGCAATGGGTCGAGCCCGGAGGCGCGGTACTCGTTGATGTTGCCGAGTTCGGTGCGGAAGTCCCTCAGCGACGTGCTTGCCCTCATCAGGTAGTCTGCGGTCTTTGAGTCGATGCCAAGCTCGTCCATGGCGAACTGCTTGCCCTGATTGCGCGAGAGCTTGTTCCACGCCTCATAGACTTCCGCGAGGGAGCCAGTGAGCTTGGCGTAGCGCTCGTCCGCCTGCTTCGCAGAGAGCGAGAGGTTGTCGGTCTGCTTTGCGACATCGCGCACCGTCTCGCCGTTCAGGCCGACCACGCTGTCGCCGAGCTGTCGCATGGACGTCTGTAGAATCTTGGCCTTGGACTGTAGGCTCTGCATGCGGTCGCCGGTAATCTTGATGCGCGTCTCCACGTTCTTGAGGTCGGTGGAGTCGAACTGCATGGCCCTCGTAATCTGGCGGATGCGGCTTTGCAGCTCGGCAGCGCTCTTGGTGGAGGCTTTGAGCGCGTTGTTGAGCTTAGTCGTGTTGCCGCCGATGCGAATTTCAAGACCGGCGTACTCTGCCATGGTGAACCACCTACCCTAGCATCCTTCTGATGTCTTCCTGCGTCGCCATCTCGACGTCCGCATGTGCCTCGTCCTCATGGGCACCCTCGTTCATGGCGGCAAGGTCGAAGATGACCTCGCCGTACGGCATCACGGCAAGGTCTCGCCGCGAGTACCCGTACCTCATGGCAGCGAGAAACACCTGCGTGAAGGGCAGGCGGGTCCCGCTACCGCTCTTGCTTTCTTGCTTCCTTAGCGAGTCGGGCGGATAGGGCACGAAAGGTGGCATCAATCTCACGAGAGACGCACACGTGAAGGTCGGAGAAGTCGATGACGTCAGCCGCGTGTGCCTCGATCAGCTCGTCGTAGCTCGGGATGGGGTCGACCCCGTCGTTGAGCCCAGCCACGTCTGCGGAGCGCATCATCGCCCACGTGGCCCTCATGTCTGCGTCCCAGTCGATGCCGACGAGGGATAGGAACTCGGTGCCATCGCCCGTGTCCATCACGTCGTTGATGAGCGAGTGGTGCTTCGAGGACGGGTCCTCGATGAACGTCTGCTGGTAGAGCTTCAGCGCATAGGTGGAGCAGACGGCATAGTGGACGTCGTCCCCATCGCCCCATCGGAGGGGATTGCGGAGGCCCCTGCCAGTCGCGTTCTTGAACTTGATGAGCATAGATACTCCTGTCTGTATCTGAGAGAAGCCCCGCCGCGCAGGGACAGGATGCGCGACGGGGCTTGCTCTTCGGTTTGTGATGCCTGTACGCCCGAGTGGCTACGCCTTGGTCGGGGTCGGCACTGCGGTGTACCAGCCAGCGAAGGCGGTAGCGGCCTCCTCAGCGGAGCCCTTGACGATGTTCTTGGTCACGCCGCTGCCGCCGAAGTTCTCGAAGTCCTTGCCGATGGCGGCAAATTCGAGGTCCTGGGTGTCGGGGTTGGTGGAGTCGGACTTGGTGTTTGCGCTCGCCACGGCACGCTGGGCGGAGCAGTTGAAGAAGACGTAGCGCTTCTTGTCGAGGTCGCCCTCGACCTCGTACATGAGGGCGAACGACTTGGGCGTTGCGTCGGCAACCTCGACCTGCATGCCGTTGTCGTCCACGACCTCGCCGAGGACGGCGACCTTGAAGGAGTCGGGGACGATGGCGAGGGTGAGGGTGCCAGTGTAGCCACCGTTTGCGGCGGGGGTGACGTAATACGCGACGTTGTCGGCCCAGAAGGTCTGGGGCTCGGAGCCCTCGCGGCTGAGGTCGAGGGAGACGGCGCCGGGAAGGGCTACGGGGTTGCCGTAGGTGCCATCGTTGTTGATGACGGCGTAGTACGCCTTGGCGAGTCCGAAGCGGACCTTGGAGAGTTCGGCCATGATGGCCTCCTATTCTTCTCTGTTGTGATAGGTGAAGTCGTACTGCTCGATGTGGCAGACCTCGGACTCCGACCACGTTCCCGTCTCGTCGGGGACGCAGCCGAGCGAGAGTATCGCGTCGCGCACGAGGGCCTCGGTCGCGGCGTCGGACACCTTTTCGATCAGCTCGACGTGGAATCGGGGAAGGCTGGCGTACACGGTTCCGTCCGCGACGAAGCCGCCCGTGGACTCCATGGTGTAGACGAAGAAGGGCGGCGCTGGCGCCCTGTTGACTGGGTAGCCGTCCTGCCGCCCTGGTATGCCCGTGGCGGCGAGCGCGGCGTACACCTTCGACTTGGCGCTCATCGCAGCTCCCTCGCTATGTATTCTGGCAACATCCTGCGCACGTACTCGAATGCGTAGTCGGCTGCTGGCTTGACGTGCGGCTGCGCGACGGTGGAGCCTCCGCCTATCTTCGCGTGACCCTTCTCAAGCAGGTGCGGGAGTCCAGGCTTGCGCGAGAAGATGTGGCCCTCTATGCCGGTCTTCCTGCGGAGCGTTCGGTAGGTTATCGACTTGCTGTACGGGCCGAGGTTCTTGGGCGCGTTCTCGGCCCACTCGTCCCTGCCCTCCACCAGCGCGTCGTGCACACAGTTGAACAGGGCATCCTCGGAGGCGCTCGCTATGTCGCCGAGAATCTCGGCGAGGGCCATGGCGAACTCGTCCTCCTCGACCCACAGGTGCTTACCCATTGTCGTTCCTAGCGTGGGTGGCGTAGGTGAGGATGGTGGTGTCACCCCTCCTGCTCGCGTAGCTGAGGTCGTACTCGCGCCCGTTGTGGACGGCCTGCGTCTCGCCGTGGTAGTCGACGGTGCGGACCTCCACGGACAGCTCGGGCTTTGGGCCGAGGCTGACCGCAGTGGCCCACGTCTCGATGCCTATGGAGCGGAGGTTGCAGAACACCTGCGTGTCGATGGGCTCGCCCTCCACGTCGTTTCCGTCCTCGTCCACGTAGGAGTTGGTCACGACGTCGCGGAGCTTGATTACGGAGTCCCACCTCATCAGTCGTACCTCCCGTCCTCGTAGACGGAGTTCATGCCTCCGTTGAGGAGCGAGCAGACCTGCGACTCGTAGATAGCCATGAAGTCGTCGCGCTCGTCGAAGTCGAGCAGCGTGTGCACCATGACGTACGAGACGATTGGCCCGAACGCGAGGCTCGGGAGGCTGTCCTCGTCCACGTCGTCGATGGTGATGGGGGCGGAGACCGCGTCGGTGCCGAGCCAGCTCTTGGAGACGCCCTTGTTCTCCATGTCGGCGATTGCGCCGACGATGTTCCTGCCAATCAGGTCGTCAAGGGCATCGTGCCCGATCCTGAGCGCGGCCTTGACGTCGTCCATGAGGGACACGGTCGCCACCCCCTCTCGTTACTCCTCGGCCTTGGCCTTTTCCTTGGTCGTGCGGCGCTTCTTCGGCGTCTCTGCGGTGACGGGCTTGACGGCCTCGACCAGCACTGCGCCAGCGGGGGCCTTGCCGTCCTCGAACTGCCAGAAGACGCCGCACCACTTGTAGGTGCGCAGCATTACTAAGCCGCCACGGTGATGTCGACGAAGCCTGCGGGGCGACGCACGGCCAGCTTCTCGCGGCACTCGGCGCGGACGGTCATCAGGTTCTTGATGAAGTCGTCCTGGTCCGTGTTGGTGGCCTCGACGGTGACGCCCTCGGCCTTGGAGACCAGCGTTGCGCAGGTGTCGAACGCGCCGACGACCACGTGGTTGGCGGTGAGCTGGTTGGAGAGGACGATGGGGAGGTTCCACACGTTCTCGCCGTGCAGGGCAGCGAAGTAGCCGCCGCCGTAGTAGCGGTTCTCGCCGTCCTTGCCGATGCGGAGCAGCTTCCAGATGGCGGGCGTCATGACGATGGCGTTCGCGGGGCGACCGCTGTAGGTCATGGTGTCGGCGATGGCGTTGGCAATCTCGTCGGCGATAGCGACTGCGGTGCGGGTGACCGCCGTGGTGCCGCCGATGGTCTGGATGCCGGAGGTGCCGAGCAGGTCGGCGATGACCTTGGCCTGACGCTTGAGGTTCAGCTCGTAGAGCAGACGGCCATTGATGGCGCTGGCGAGATAGCCGTAGTCATCGATGTACTCGTCGGACTCCTTGATGTAGGCCGCGATCTTCTCAAGGGTCACGGTCGTGGGGGTCGGGTCGGCGAAGTGGACGCGCGACTTGGCTGCACCCTCGGCGATGGAGTTGGCGATGGTGCCCTCCATGGCGCCCTCGGTGAAGAACACAAGGGTGTTACCCTCGATGACCTCGCGGCCAAGGAGGTTCAGGACGCCCATGGACTCGCGGACGCCCTCAACCACGTTCTTGTCGTAGGTGGTGATGGCCTGAGTTGCCTGCGCAACGGCAGGGGTGCCCTGCACGTCGGTGGCGGCGCGGGCATACGGCGTAGCCACGAGGTGGAAGGACTTGGGGTGACCGTCGCGCTTGACGAGGTTCACGAAGTGCTCGCCGAGCGAGCGGGCCTGTGCATCCATGCTGGGTGCCTCCTCAGTCTTGTTCTCGTTGACGGCCTTGGAGGCGACGGACTCGATGGTGGAGCCACCGCCGTTGATGACGAGCTGGCGCTTCTCGGCGTTGAGGGCCGCGATGCTGGCGCGGTGCTCGTCCTCAGCCTTGTACAGGTTCATCTCGGAGTCGATGGACTCCATCTGCTCGACGGTCGCGTCCTCGGGCAGGTTGGCGGAGAGCTCAAGCACCTCCGCGCGGCGAGACATGTAGGCCTCGGCGTCCATGCGGCGCAGCTCGACGGCGCCCATGGGGGTGAACTCGGAAATGAGCATCCTCGTTCTCCTTACTATCGAAGTTGCATAGACTTGGCCCTCAGCTCCATGCGCTTACGTCTAAGCTCAAGTGCCTTCTGGGCCTCTAGCACGCTTTGAAGTCGCTCCGCCTCAATCCTCTTGATCGCTCCGTCAAAATAGGAACGCGCGCTAATCTCTGTGTTGGGGTCGGCTGGCAGGGAGACGCTCGAAACGTCGTAGATGCGCTCGACCCTGTGGATGACGGAGGTGAGCTTGCGCTCGTCCTCGTCGTAGATGTCCTCAATCTCGTCCCAGTCGGGCATAAATCCCCACGACATGCGGGTGATGAGCCCTGCGGCGATGTCCTCGTACATGGCACGCGAGTTGCTCGTGCTGCCGAGGTCAGCGGCCACAAACAGGCCGTGGAGCTGCGGCTCAACCACGAGGGTGTTGTTGCTCTGGCGGGCGAAGACGAGTCCGTCGTGATTGAACTGCATAATCACGTCGCTCATGTCGCAGTCGCGGAAGGCGTCGGGGTCGATGACCTCCCAGTACTCCGTGTCCCCCCACTTGTAGAGCATGTACGGGTCGTTGAAGGTGGAGGCGTAGCCCTCCACGTAGTAGTCGCTCTCGAAGCGCTTCTCGGCACCCGTTGCGGGCGGCGCAAGCGGCGAGGGCAGGGAGCGGTACTGGCGCTCCTGCGGTTTCGCGGGCATTCATGCCTCCTTAGATGTCTGGCTTCTCAACCGCGCCGTAGGCGTCGGCGTCTTGGTAAATCTGGTCGTCTCCGCCGAGGTCGAAGTCGGGGTCGTCCGTTGGGTCTGGGACGGGGAGCCCCTCGCGCCCGCCAGAGGCGAACACCACCGTGCCGCTCATGTCCATCTGGAAGAACTCGCCTCGGACCATGAACACGTCCATGCCAGGGAGCTTCGGGAGGTCGAGAATCGCGCGACCCTCGTTGACGGTCATGATGCCGTAGCTGGTCATGTCTCGGACGATGTTTCGCTTGGTGGCGGCGCTGACGAACTGTAGCCTGTCCGAGCCGAACCAGATGCGGTTCGGCGCGTCGGACTGCGTGACCATGCGGCGGGAGAAGCACGACTGCGTGAGGCCCTCGGAGAGGTGCAGGAAGAACGTCTCGACCTTGCCCTCGTAGTAGGAGTCCCACTTGGCCTCGTCGGCCTTGTTCTGTAGGACGTCCTCGTTGCAGCCGAAGTAGTCGAACACGTGCTTGTCGATGCGCTCCATCTCGTCGGTCGAGATGGTGTACGTGCTCGCCTTCACCTGCTCGATGTCGGCGAAGGTGGAGTCGTAGGTCATGAGCACGGTGTCGTTGTCCGTGAAGTTGCGCGCGTAGAACTCGTCGCGCTTGCGGCGCTGGTCCTCTGGCGCCACCTGCCCGACCACCTTGCCGATGAACTTGATCTTGCCGCCGATCTCTATGGCGTTGTTCTCGGCCTGCACCTGCTTGTCGAGCAGGTCCATGGTGGCTTGCAGGTTGTTGCTGGTGCCGAAGTAGTCGCTGATGTACTGGTACTTGGAAAGGCAGCAGACCTCGGAGGCGGGGAACGCCATGCGCTCCCCCGTCCTCAGCGTGAAGCGCACCCACATCTCGCCGTCCACGTCGAGGAGCTCAGTGTAGTCGGGCTTGAGCGGGAACAGGCCGTTGGTGTATCCCCTGTCGTCGTAGGTGGGGATGACGAATGCCGTGCAGTCGACCTCGTAGATGGTCGCAAGTCGGTACAGGAACCTCGGCCACGTCATGTACGGGTTCGGCCAGCTCTCGAACGCCTTCACGAGCTCTGGCCTGCCGTTCCCCTTGATGTGGGGCTCGCCCTTCGAGCACGCGCTGGCGAAGGCGTGGATGCACGTCCGCGTGAGCTCCATCTCGTAGACGCCGCCATTCCACGTCCTGAACGCCGGGTTGTACTCGGTGAGGGTGCGGAAGTAGGTCATGGCCGCGTCCTTGGCGGTGGACCGCCTGCGGAACCTACCGAGCACCTTGCTAATGAGCCCGTCGTTCGCCAAGTGCACCACCTCCGAACGGCATAAAAAAGGCCCCCGATGTCGGAGGCCATACACTAAACCTAGTGTATCCAATATAAGGTTTACACCTGTAATTGTCAATACTTTCGCAAGTTCATGCACATTTCTGCATAGTTCCTATGTGATGATGGCCTTGTACTCCGCCTCGTGGCGCAGGAGGGCGATGTAGCCGTCGAGCTCGGCCATGAAGCCGTCTATCTTGTTGGCGCCCTTCCCCTCCTTCTTGTCTGGCGTCATGTTGAGGTTGACGTCGTAGAGGACCCTCACGTTCATGCGGCACCAGCGGTTGATGGGATGGGCGTCGTCTATGAAGCGGCCCTGCTGGTAGTCGGCCCGTATGCGGTTCATGGGGTCGGACAGGGTCTTGGCGCCCTGGATGACCGCCTCGCAACGCTCAGCGCCGACCATCTGCTCAAGCAGCTCCCTGTCGCCGCCGATGATGTGCCACGGGTCGTACCCGATGGCGAAGGTGTACAGGCCGTGCTCGTCCCTGAGCTCGTTGATGAACTCCGCCAGCACGGAGACGGGGACCACGTTGCCAGGGACCACCCTGAGCAACCCTTGGTCCTTCCACAGGCGGTACGGCGCATGGTCCTTGGTGGCCTTGTCGCCCTTTGTCTCCTGCGCGTCGAGCTTGCTCTCGGGCATCCAGTACATGCTCGTCTCGTAGATGTGCGGGTCGAACACTGGCGCGCCGAGCTCGTCCCTCACGATGTTGCCGTCAGCGTCGCGCTCTGGCCGCATGCACAAGACCTGCGCCGCCGCGAGGTCGACAGACTGTGCGTAGTCGAAGCCGATGATGCAGTAGCGGAAGCCCATGTTCCAGAAGTCTATGCGCTCCTCCGAGCCGCTTTCCTCCCACGTGAGCCATGCGCTAGAGCTGTTCTGGGGGACGTTGAAGTCCTTGGTCAGCACGGTCGGGCGGAAGCTCGGCTCGTTCATGGCGCGCTGCACGAATCCACGGAGGGTGTCGATGGACTTGATGGTGCCGAGCCCGGGGTTGGCCTTGTACCAGCACTCCTCGTCGTGCATCCAGTCGTCGGTGCGGTCGAGCTCCCAGATGAACGGGATGAATCGGTCGTCCTCAATCTCGCCGTCGAGCCACCTAGAGGCGTAGTCGTACTGGGTGTCGTAGATGGAGTTGCGCACGAAGCCTGCCGTACTAATTTGGAACATCAGGGGTTTCCCTCTGGCGGACATGCCCTGTTTGACATCACTATAGGGCCCGTCCGACTTCCAGGCGGCTATCTCGTCGCACACCGCGCCGTGAACGTCCAGACCGTCCAGCTCCGTGTTCATAGTGAGCGTGGTGATGAACCCGTCGTTGGCCTCGTGCAGGATGCCCTGCCGCCTGCGTTCTGGCACGAGCCCCATCCTCTCGCGCCTGCCCAACGCGGGTGACTGCTTCATCATCTTCTTGGCACCGCCGAAGCACAGAGCGGCCTGAGAGTCCGTGCATGCCATGGTGTAAATCTGCGGGCCGTACTCGCCGTCCGCAACCATGAGGTACTGCATGATGGCAGCAGCCAGCACCGTTTTGCCGTTCTTGCGGCCCATTATGACGAGGACCTCTTGGAACTCGCGGTTTCCGTCATCGTCAACCCAGCCAAAGACGGCAGAGAGAAGGAACTTTTGGAATGGCTGCAAACGCAGCTTCTTGCCAATCTCGCCCGAGGTCTGACAGCAGAAGGACTCGATGAAGCGGATGGCGTGGTCGGCCTTGGACTGGTCGTAGTGCCAACGCTTGTAGGTGTCACCGCGCTCGCTGAGGATGCGGCACAGCTTCTTGATCTTCCCCGACGTGACGAACGCCCCAGCGAGGGCATCCGCCATGTACTCGTAGTACGCGCTAGCCATCGGTAGGCTCCCAGAGGTCGACGCCTTCCCCAGACCTGCTGGGCAGAGGCACGAAGTCATTCAGGTCGAAGTTCTCGTGCAGCGCGTGCTCAATCCGCGTGGTATGGAGGCACTCACCCGTGCCGTTATGGCGGCAGTTGTCCGGGTTCTCGCATGCCCTCCCGTCGCAGAGGTAGAGCACGTTGCGCGCCTCCGCCAGCCTGTCGCGCGCGCCCACCTACACCGCTCCCAGGAACTCGTCGAGGTCGTCGCCCTTCTCGGGAGCGGTCGTGGAGAGCTGCTTGAGCTGCCGCAGGGCCTCGCCCTGCATGCCCATGTATGCCTTGATGGAGCCCTGCGCGGGGTTCTGAATCTTGCCGTGGAGGCCCTCGACCATCAGCCCCTCCGTGTCGAGGATGCGGCGGCACTCCTCAATCTTGTCGTCGAGCCACGCATACTGGCAGATGGTTGACTCGATGGTCGGGTCGGAGAGGTCGTAGCGGCCAGTGCGCACCATCGCAAGGTACGCCTCGGACTCGCGGATGACCTCCTTCTTGTAGGACTCAGTCTTCCTCGCCATCGATGAACCTCACATTCTCGTAGGGGACGACGGCGACCGTGCCGTCCTCGTGTTCGCAGACCCAGCCGCCCTTGCCAGACTGGACGGTGTGCACGGCACAGACGTACTCGACCATCTCGTAGTGCGTCACGTAGCCGTCATCGTCGCGGACGGGCGTCCTCACCTTGACGATTGCTGGCCGGACCTCTGGCATCAGGACGAACCCCTCGTCTACCATTCGACCCCCTTCCTGACTGGCCTACCCTGCTCGTCGAACCAGACCCTCGTGGGCTGGTCGAGCTTCTTGTAGCCCTTCTCGTGCCTCCTGTTGTGGCACTCGCGGCACAGGCCCACGCACCTGTCGGGGTCTAGGCTGACCTTGGGGTCTCCGACGTTCTGCTCGGTCAGGAACGTGAGGTGGTGCACCTCAGCTATCGGAGTGAACTCCCCGCGCTCCATGCAGTCGGCGCAGAGGCCGTGCTGGCGCTCCCACACCGCCTTGCGGCACTCCTGCCACGCCTTCGACCTGTAGAACCGCCTCTGCCACGGTTTCGGTGTATACATGTACCCCCAATCGCAAGTTATTCTGCATAAAAGTGGTTCCCAAATCAAGGCTACTTTAGCCCGCTAAAGTGCTTTTGTGGGTGGTCTCGCGTAAATCCCATTC